CCACGACTTCCCGGATCCGCGGATCAGCCAGGAGCGCTTTGGCAGCCGATCCAGGATCGGCGTAGCCGGCGCCTTCCGCAGCCAGGCGCGCGTCGCCCCCGTTGCCGACATAGATCTCGCAGAAGCCGAGCTCCTGGTCGGTCAGCTGCGCTGCTCCTGGTGCCGGCCTGGCCTGGAGCTCGCCCTTCCAGGCATCCTTCGGCTGGTTAACATTTGTAGGTGTTTTAGGGGTCATTTGGTCAAAGCTTGGACGCGGTGGGCAGCGTCATACCTGGCAGCCGGCAGATCTGGATGCCAGGCCTGGAACCGGTAGCGCCGGAAGCCGGTCATGCCCAGGTTCCAGGCTAGCCAGGTCTCGCAAGCCAGGGCCGGCCGGCCGATCTCCTGGCTTACCCTGGCCCGCAGATAGGTCAGCCAGGTCGACGCGTAGGCCCGTGCCCTGGCCGGATCACTGGCCGACGCGTAGCTCCAGGTCGGCAGCCCCGCAGCCGCGCGTACCCGGCTGCAGTCGGCCCAGGCCTTGGCGTGCCATTGCAGCACGCCCTTGGCTGCGCCCTTGTCGCCGGTCACATTGCGCCCGCCGCTCTCGACCTGTTCGACGGCAGCGACCCAGGACGCCGGCACGGGATCGGCCAGGATCGAGGCCAGGGCTGCAGCGCATACGGCGATCGGCATTCCCGCAGCCTGGCCCTGATCGGCGCTCATGCAAGGGCAAACCCCGGACGATCACCCCACCCCCTATCGGCGCCCTCGCTCTAGTGCCTCGCGCGCACGCGTCTACAAAGGCACCACCACCACCACCCCTCCACCCCTCCTCCTGCACCACCTCTCACACTCCGACCCCCGCCTACGCCCCCGGAAATTCCTACTCTTTTTCATCTCCCCGCGCGCGGAAAAATTTCTGCACCCAGAAAACTTTGTCCTACATTTTGATCCGTTGCACTTATCCGCAAAAGGCACAAGTTACCAACATGCCAACATCGCCGCCCGATCCCTACGAGCGTCAGTACGACTTCTCAAATCACTCAATTCTGCAGCCCAACACGCCGCAGCCCGGCAACAAGATTGACCTGGAGTTCAACGAGATCCGCGAGTCGCTGAACGCAACCATCAGCCGGCTTGGCGAGATCCAACGCGACGACGGCAAGGTCCGCCAATCGGCCGTGGAATTGACTGTCGGGCCGCAAGGCATCCCCGGAGCCAAGGGCGACAAAGGCGACAAAGGCGATGCCGGCCAGAACGGATCGCAAGGCCCCCAGGGCGTGCAAGGCATCCAGGGCCAGCAAGGGATCCAAGGGGCCCAAGGGGCCACCGGAAACACCGGACCTGTCGGCCCTGTCGGGCCTACGGGGCCATCCGGAGCCCAGGGCGTGAAGGGCGACAAGGGCGATAAAGGCGACACCGGCAGCACGGGTTTGACGGGACCGCAAGGCCCTGCGGGCCCCCAGGGAGTTGCCGGAGCTACCGGTTTGCAAGGCCCGGCGGGGGCCACCGGGGCGACCGGGCCACAAGGACCCGTGGGACCGCAAGGCCCCCAGGGCGACAAATACGCTGGCACCTCAACGACCAGCCTGTCGGTGAGCAACGGCACCAAGACTTTGACCACGCAGACCGGCCTGGCATGGACCAGCCAGCAGGATCTGACGATCGTCTACAACGCCGGCAACCACATGCACGGCGCGGTGACGAGTTACAACAGCGCGACCGGCGCGCTGGTTGTGGATGTGTCGAACCACACCGGATCGGGAACCTACACGAGCTGGACGATCAACCTGGAAGGCGCGATCGGCGCCCAGGGACCCGTCGGACCACAAGGACCTACCGGAGCCACGGGAGCCACCGGACCGGCGGGCCCAGCGGGCCCTCAGGGCCCTGCGGGCCAAACGGGAGCCACTGGTGCGACTGGTGCTACCGGAGCCACGGGGCCCGCGGGGCCCCAGGGGGCAACCGGTGCGCAAGGGCCCGCAGGGGCTGCAGGGGCCACAGGGGCCACGGGAAGCCAGGGCCCAGCGGGGCCTGTCGGACCTGAAGGGCCCCAGGGCCCCCAGGGCATCCAGGGACCCGAAGGCCAGCAGGGGATCCAGGGGCCGGTCGGCGACCCAGGCCCGCAGGGCGTTGCCGGGCCGGCTGGGACGAACGGCTCGATGTTGTTCAATTACCTGGGCGCGTACGACAATGGCGTGACCTACGCCGTCGGCGACGCGGTCACATTCGATGGCAGCGCGTATGTGCTAACGAGCGGCATCGGTGCGGCCGGCTACGATCCGGTCAGCTATCCTGGTAGCTGGACGCTGGTCGTGAGCAAGGGTGATCAGGGCCCGCAAGGCATCCAAGGTCCGACCGGCAACGACGGGGCGGCGGGGACGGGGACTGTGTTCAGGGGCGTTTGGGATTTTTATCTCAGCTACGCGCCGATGGATGTGGTCGTGTACAACGGCTTCGCCTGGATGTGCACTACTGCTCATCAATTCGGAAGTGCGCCTGGAGTTGATGGAACCTGGGTTCAGATCACCTCGGCGGCCACCGGCGAAACCGGGCCGCAGGGGATCCAGGGCGAGCCAGGGCCCGAAGGCCCGCAAGGTCCGCAAGGCGAAGCCGGAACGCCTGGTGGCCCTCCTGGTCCGCAAGGGGACCCAGGCCCTCAAGGCCCTCAGGGCCCTGCCGGTTCGCCGGCGAAGACGCTCAACGACCAGAGCGCTTCTTATTCGTCGTACACGATCCAATTGTCGGACGCGAACAACATCATCCACGCGCCCGGCATCGGCAGCTGGGGTGGCTTGACGCTTCCTGAGTCTCCCATGCTGGACGCGCCTATCGGCACTGTGATCATGATCACCGGCGGCGACGGGATGAACCAGATCCCGGTCAATCCTGGAATGGGCGTGAACATCAACGGAAGCAGCATGACGGCCTACATCGGCCAGAAGGTCGCGCATCTGGTGAAGGTTGGGACGAACGATTGGGTGATCTGATGCCGAAGGAGCAGCCAGATGAGATGCTTCAGCAGCTCCTGGCTGCGGAGCGCATGCTGCGCATGCGCAAGGCGCGCGAGAGCGTGATCGGCTTCACGAAGTTCACGATCCCCGACCCGGAGGCGCCTGACGACACCTCGCGCAGCCGGTATCAACCGGTGAAGCACCACGAGGTGATCGCGGCGGCCCTGGAGGAGGTCGAGGCCGGGCGCATGCCAAGGCTGATCATCACGATGCCGCCGCGGCACGGGAAGTCCGAGCTGGCGAGCCGCCGGTTCCCGGCGTGGTTCATGGGGCGCGATCCGTACCGGCAGCTGATCTTCTCGACCTACAACGATGACTTCGCCCAGGACTTCGGCCGGTCGGTGCGCGCGACCATGCGGTCCCCGGAATTCCAGCAGATCTTCCCTGGCTGCAAGCTGCGGACGGGCAGCCAGGCCAGCGACAAGATCCAGACGGAGGAGGGCGGGATGCTCAACTTCGTTGGCCGCGGCGGCGGTTTGACGGGCCGCGGCGCTGATCTCCTGATCATCGACGACCCGATCAAGGACCGCGAGGAGGCGGACTCCAAGAACCTCCGGGACAAGCTCTGGGCCTGGTTCACCGAGGCGGCCATGACGCGATTGATGCCTGGCGGCCGGGTGGTGATCATCATGACCCGGTGGCACGAGGACGACCTGATCGGCCGGCTGACCGATCCGAAGAACCCGTGCTTCAACGCCGAGGAGGCCTCCAGCTGGAAGCTCCTGGCCTTGCCGGCGATCGCGGATGAGGACGACGCCATGGGGCGCAAGCCAGGGGAGGCCCTGTGGCCGGAGCGGTTCCCGCTGCCGGTCCTGGAAGCCCAGCGCCGGATCAACCCCAGGGGCTTCTCGGCCCTGTACCAGGGGAAGCCAACGCCGGACGATGGCGACTATTTCAAGCGGGATTGGCTCAAGACCTACGACCACCCGAGCCAGCTGCCGGCCAATCTGCGGATCTACGGGGCTTCGGACCACGCGGTTTCGGTCGCCCAGGACGCGGACAAGACATGCCTGGGCTGCGTCGGTATCGACGAGGACGACAACATCTGGGTGCTGCCGGACCTGTTCTGGCGCCGGGCGGCGACCGACGCGGTGTGCGATGGGCTCCTGGACCAGTTCCGGCGCAACAAGCCGCTGCTGTGGTGGGCGGAGCACGGCCACATCACGAAGGCGATCGGCCCGTTCCTGCGGAAGCGCATGCAGGAGGAGCGGATCTACTGTGCGATCGACGAGGTGGTCCCGGCCAAGGACAAGCAGACGCGCGCCCAGGCGATCCGCGGCCGCATGGCGATGGGCAAGGTGTACTTCCCGAAGTTCACGACCTGGTGGCCGGACGCCCAGCTGGAGCTCCTGAAGTTCCCATCGGCCCGGCATGACGACTTTGTGGACTGGATCAGCCACATCGGCATGGGCCTGTCGCTCCAGGTGCCCGCCGGTGCCAAGCTGAAGGAGCCGAACGGGCCCAGGACGGGCTCCCTGGCCTGGGTGAAGCACTCCTCCAAGATGAGGGAGTGGGGCGAAAACAGGTTGCGGATGTTCTGGAGCTGACGATTTTACCATCATGGAAAACAACGAACCCATCGAAACCGATCTTCCCGACGCGGACTCCGCGGCCGAAGGCGAAACCAGGCCGGCCGGCATCAAGCGCCAGCCCGACGAGAACCTCCGGGCCTCACGGCGCGCGCTCGTGAAGGAGTGGTGCGACAAGATCTGCCGCGCGAAGAAGCACTGGGAGCTCGCGCACCGCCGCATGAAGGAGGACAGCGACTTCTACATGGGCAAGCAATGGCCCTTCCACCGCGGCGACGACGACCGCTATGTGGCGAACCTGGCGCAGCGCCATGTGCAGACGCGCGTGGCCGCGCTGTACGCGAAGAACCCCAAGGCCGTGGCGAAGCGCCGGCGCGGGATGGATTTCCAGATCTGGGAAGGCGGCGCCAGCGAGCTGATGTCGGCCAAGGTGGCCAACGATGAGTCGCTGATGTTCATGGGCATGCCGAACCCGGCGTCCATGGCGCTGATGCAGGACGTGCAGCGTGGTTTCGAGAAGCGCCGGAAGCTCGACAAGGTGGCCGAGACGCTGGAGCTCGTGTTTAAGCACACCCTGGAGCACCAGAATTTCAAGATCCAGATGAAGCAGTTGGTCCGGCGCGTGTGCGTGACCGGCGTCGGCTTCGTCAAGATCGGCTACCACCGCGTGATGGGCAATCGGCCCGAGGACGTCGAGAAGATCACCGATGTGACCGAGCAGCTGCGGCTGCTTGAACGGCTGATGCTCGACAAGCAGGACGGCAAGTTCGACGAGAACAGCGCCAAGGCCGAGCAGCTGCGCCTGACCCTGAAGGAGATCCAGGAAAAGCAGCAGGAGGGCGAGACGATCACCGACGAGGGCCTGGTGTTCGACTTCCCGCAGTCGCAGAACATCATCGTGGACACGCGCTGCCGGCAGCTCCAGGGCTTCATCGGCGCCGAATGGGTCGCCCAGGAATTCCTGCTGACCTGTAACGAGGTGAAGGAAGTCTACGGGATCGACCTGGGCACGACCTACACGCGCCAGGAGCACAAGATCACCGAGTCCGGCCTGTCGGAAAAGACCAACGACGACCTGGCCCGGATCTGGGAGGTCTACAACAAGCGGGATGGCATGAAGTATGTGATCGCCGACGGCTACCCGGACTTCCTGGTAGAGCCCAGCTGCCCGGACGTGAAGCTGCGCCGGTTCTGGCCGTTCTTCTGCCTCCTGTTCAACGAGGTCGAGAACGACCGGGACATCTACCCGCCTTCCGACATCCGGCTCCTGAAGCCGATCCAGATGGAATACAACCTGGCGCGCCAGCGGCTGCGCGAGCACCGCAACGCCAACCGGCCGCTTTATGTGACGCCGATCGGCATGCTGTCCGAAAACGACGTCAAGAAGCTGATGGACCGGCAGCCCAACGAGGTGATCCAGCTGAACAGCCTCCAGCCCGGCCAGGCGGTCAACCAGGTGATCCAGCCGATGCAGCCGATCCCGATCGACCCGTCCCTGTACGACACCTCCATGCTGATGGAGGACTTGTTCCGCGTCGTCGGCAGCCAGGAAGCCAACCTGGGCGGCGGCACCGGCAATACCGCGACCGAAGTTTCCGTGGCCGAGTCCAGCCGCATGAGCTCCCTGGGCTCCCATGTGGACGACCTGGACGAATTCCTGACCGACCTGTCCAAGGCCGCGAGCCAGGTGCTCCTGACCCACATGGACCCCATGACGGCGACTAAGATCGCCGGTCCTGGCGCCTCCTGGCCGACGCTTTCGGCCCAGGAGATTGCCGATGAGCTCTACCTGGAGATCGAAGCCGGCAGCTCTGGTCGCCCGAACAAGGCCACCGAGATCGCCAATTTTGAGC